TGCTCTAACCAACTGAGCTAACACCCCAAACTGACACTACTTAGTAGCGTCAGCCATTGCATACTCTGGGTATGCAGGTCGTAATTTATTGTGGGCAAGGTATGAACGAGAATTATTAATATCCTCGCTCATACGAAACTCACGCACTTTTTTATGAGCACGGAAAAGAAATACATCTAACTCCATGCACAAAGCATCAATCAATGAGTTAATAATCTCTGACGAGGGTTCCTTACGACCGGTCTCGATATTTGAAATATATCCATAAGAAACAGAAGAAAGCTCATGCAAGTCGCGGATGGTAAGCAACTGGCGCGTTCTTTCTTCTTTGATTACCAAACCGTAGGCTTGACGTAGTAACATAATGCCCTCCTAGAACACTTGTGAGTAACGGTATGAGTACGTATCTGCACATGACTGTGAGCATACATAGCGAATTAAATTGCAGTCACAACTACCGTCATGACCTGGCTCTTTGACTTCACCATCTGGCTGGCAGTGAAGTTCAATCTCAAACTCAACATCCAATGTGGCACTGCATTGTGCACACAAAGGCTCTTGAATAATAGCAATAGAGTTCTTTTGGGGAACTCTTGTAACCTTGGCTACATACAAAGCCAAGGAAGATATGCTCATTACATACATAATGAGAATCAATTTACCATCAGACATACTTATCTCCTTATCTACCTGATGAGCGACCATGCTTGAGCGCAGGGTCATCGACTGTCACATAAGTAAAGCCCTGCTTGGGAACAAGAACAAGGCGATACTTCTCAGCGAATGAGCCATCTGAGCCCATACGCACACATTGCTCGGCAATGCAATAAGCCTTGCCGATTATCTCTACACGTTCTATGGGTACGTCGACACCACAGAATACACACTTGTGCACCCTAACTACCTCCATCTAACTTGCGGTTGCACTTGCAAGCAAGCAAGTGCTCAACTAGATAGCGGTTCTTGCTATCGTTGGTGAACAGAAGCTGCCTGCTAGTGCGGACACCCCAGATACGCCACTGACCTACACGTACATAGGTCAGGAACGCGTGGTTGATATCCTGAGCCAGCAGCGCGTTGATCTGCTGCTGACGTGTCTTGCGGGTCATTCTTACTGTCTTTGCCATGATGGCTCTCCTTTTATTCTGGTTGAGGGTAGAAGACGTTGGTGGTGTTATTGGCTGCGTCCCATTTACCAATGGAAGCAAGGTACCAGTAACGCTCATATACAAACTGGTAGCGATTTAACTGCTCTTGCATCTCAGCATCGCTAAGACGTAAGAAGTCAATGTATGTAAGCATGATTGGGGTAATCCCAAATTCATTTATTTTACGCTTGCAATCTTTGTTGGTACTAGCAAGACGATGAATGTCAGGGACAGAAGACATAGGCTCTTTGCTAGCCCAATGCTCACAGGCACAGATACTCCGGCCCTGCATACGTAGTTGTTCGTTCTGATAGAAGTTACGAGTACTTACACGCTCGCCAGTAATCTGGTCGATTACTGATCGATAGTTCTCAACTACCACAGGTAATAGATGAAAACGCTTGCCGTACACATACATTAGAGGTATTGAGCCCATAGGGATTTGAGGCTCTTGTGTTCTTCTGAACATACTTGCTCCTAACTAGACCGCAAAATTTTTGCGGGAGACTGAACAGTCTCAGAATGCCTATATCTCAGGGAAGAAAGATATAGACAAACTAAGTGATTCAGTATCACTACTTACACTTGAGAGCCTTGAGTACCTCTTCATACGAGGCTTCAAGTGTTCGGCAGATTGCTGGCAGCAATGCAATGCTTGGACGGTTCTCCATAGTGAAGTAACGGTACAGATTGCCTCGGTTGATACCGATCTTCTGTGCTACTTCCTCTAGAGAGACGTAACCTAGATCTGACATGCGTGAGCGTAGCCAAGGCATGCCTGTCTTTGTTTTAGCCATGTCGTACCTCTTTCTACTAAACCGCAAAATTTTGCGGGGAACTGAATAGTCCCAAGGAAAACTATCTCTAAGAGAAGAGAGAGATAGTAATCCCCTGAGATGACTCAGTAGAAAGGATTAGCATCCTGAGTCTTCTGCCATTCCTTGAGGGAACTCATCAGAGGGTCACAGGAAAGAATGTCTCTCTCCCAGTCCTGCAAGGTTTCAACAGGCTTCTTGGAAACCTCCTTGAGACGCACGTACTCCATACGTGCTTTCCAACTCTCAAAGTTCTGATGGAACCGAGGGCTCTGAGAACATGCCAAACATACAGGGTAACGCTTGCCTTCCCATACGTATAGGTCACATGATCTGTGTGCATAGTCACAGAGCACGCGGCATAGTGTGCACTTCATTACTTACTCTCCTTTCAAGAGAGATAGAGACAGGGCAGCAATTTACTACCCTGATAACAACTCGCCCGAGCCGTATAGCCTGGTCGCATTCTCATTAATAAGAATGAGATTGACAGCAGTAGCCAAAACGGCTTGGATAGGGGGTCGAAAACGCCCGAAATTTGGGGCGGGGGAGGGGGTGGAATGAGAGATAAAAAAATAAAAAAAAAACGGCTCTCACACGAAGGCGAGAGCCGTTTTCTTTTCCTTATTGACTACTTGCTAGCGTAGAGGCTAGCACCGTGCTTCTGCAATGCTCGCTCGAACTTACGAATAAGTTCCTGAGGCGAGGAATTGACGCTGAAAAGGTCTGCGACGCTCTTATCGAACGCCTTGCTCGCCTTATCGTACACATCTGAGGGAGCCTTGCGGTCTGACTCAGCGACGATAGCGTCGTACATCTCGTCAATAGAGACGAGGTCGCCCGCTTCGATGTGCTTCTGCAAGTCCACAGAATGAGTACCGCTCAACTTTTCCGCAAGGGAAAGAGCACGAGCAGAGTCAATCTCTGACTCGAAAGTCGCGAACAGCAACGAGGCGTAGTGCAGGTTACGTACAGCGGAGTAGTTCTCACCAGTCTTGGTAACCTTACGGTCAGCAAGAATAGCCCAGAGACGCTTTGCCATCTCTGCACCACGCTTCCACGCTTCTGCACCCACGGTCTCGATGTGGTCCAACTTGCCGCCCTTGTCGACGACAATCAGACCCTGCTCGTATCTTGCGAGTAGCAGGTCATCAGATGTGATGGTTGTGTTATCTTTGGTTGATGCAGGCATAAGCCGTGCCTCCTAAGGTTGTCTTGATGTTACGGCGATTTGCCGAAAACGTACACGAAGAGGGAATTGCACCCTACCTTAGCCAAAAAGGAAAAAGAAATAGCGATACGAGCAGGACATAGGTGTTCTCTGCTCGTATCGCTTGGTCTGCGTGACCTTGATACCCTTTATGATAATTGTAAATTGACCACCCCACCTTTAGCAAGGTTTTTTAGACCTCAACGCCAGGAGAGACGGGTAACATTTTCCTTTTTTAAGAATGCAGTGGCCAAAAAGCTGTGTAGACTGTGAAGTATGAATCCGCAAAATCCGCAAATCAACGGGCAGTATGATGTTGTTAAGCGTTTACAAGAAACGGACGCAAAGCATAAAGAACTGGTTAATACCCCATTTGACCCTTTGGTACCTCGTGATGAAAAGCTTTGGGGCAAGATCCAAGATGCGGGGCATGATGTAAGTGCAGCAGCCTCAAATGTTCCAACGGATGACCTAGTAAAGCATCTAAGCAGGGATACTGACCCGTCTTGGCACATTGCAGGTGAAGTTATGCACGGACGTGACGATGTTACTCAGGATCACCTATCCCAGTTGACAATGCACTCAGATCCTGAGTTAAGCCATATGGCTTCCCGTCACAAGAACGCTACTATAGAACACAAAGCTATGCATGCTCTGCTGCATGGCAGTACTTGTGAAACATGTAATCCTCCAACATGGACTAAATACTAATAATGGAACCAATAAACCCACAGTTTGACGGGCAATCAGAGCCCGTAGACCACAGAGCTCTTTTAGAAGCAGCTGAAAATGCCCATGAGAGTGCTAGAGAAGCCTGGGACGTTGCTGATAGAGCCCATACTATTAACAGACACAATAATATCCGAAATAAAAGGTACGATCGTAACTACCAAATTGACCACGATAGCCTAGAAAAAACCGAGGCAGCGGTTAACAAAGCTTCATGGCGCATAAACGAGACTCATGAAGCTCTTAGGGATCAGTTTAGAAAAACACCTACAAGCGCGATTGTAGACAAAATTTTAAACCACAAGAGCTTCCATAACTATGGGTACGCTGTTAGCGTTGCCAGTAGGCGTGATTTTACAATGCAGCATAGGCAACAGCTTATTTTAGATGGGGATCCAAATATCAGTCACGTAGCTGCTCATCACGACATTGACCACCCTGAACTTCGTGCTATGCATGCGTTAATGCATTCAGACTGCCCGCAGTGTAAAGCATCTCCAATAGAGTACGAGATAAGTAGAGATCTACACCGGTTAATATAATTCTAATATTAATTTTGCGGATAGCTGTAAATTTAAGTACCTAATATTATTAGAGTATATAGGGAATAACACAGTGGCTTTATGTACCATAGCAATATGGAACCAGATAACGCACAGTTTGCCGAAGTAAGCCCCGACGACATTGCTAAGGCTACCGCAGCCCAGAAAAACGTCCAGATTACTGAGGAATCTCCTCTAAAGCCAGAGCAATACCTTAACGTTACCCCAGAACAGCATTCTATCCTTCATGATCAGGGATACCACGATATGCATGACTATGGTGTTCAATACCAGTCTGCAGACTGCCCTAAGTGTACAGAAGGACACGAAGAAGGCCATCCTGAAGAAGAGAAGGGTAGATCACTAGAATGCCCCGCATGTCGTAAAGATCTTCGTGAGCGTGCTATCTCCCAAGAAAACCTTGCTGGAGACATTTCTGCAGAAGCTGCCCGAGAAAGAAGCAAGGTTGATCCAGCAACTGTAGAGAAGGCTGTTTCCTCTGGCATCATGGCTAAGCTTAAGGCTCAGCAAAAGACCGCCGCTCCTGCTGTTCAGGTTACAGGTACTTCCATCCCTGATATTCTTTCTAGACGTCGTGCTGTAGCAGATGCTGCTCCTGCAGTAAGTACAACCTCTAGCGCGGTTAAGGGTTCCCGTGCACGCGAGAAAGCTGAGTCTGTTGCAATATCTCATAAAATTTTAACTGGGCAAGTAAAAGCTTTTGCAGATAGAAGCAAGGGTTGGGCTGAGTATCCCGCAGCTGATGCTGCTGGAAACCACAAGGAACTTCAAGCACATTCCCTAAAGTGGATCAATGACTCTATTACGGATATTGGCCACTCAAACGTATTTAATACGTACAAAGACTCCCCTGAACACCAAAAAGTTCTTCACCATCTTGCAGAAACTAGCGGTGCTAGAGGACCCCTAAAAGAAGCTTTAGCTGCACATTTTACCGCTAATAACGACCAAGAAGGTCTAGATCGCCTTACAAAAACGCATCCTGTACCTTTTGCCCAGCAAGCTTCACATGATCTTGCAACTACTCCCCCTATTGAAGACCCCAAGCAGCCAAATAAGGGCGTGGCTGAAGCTAAGTTTGATTCTCAGCGTAAACTTGAAGATGAAATGGCTATGTGGGATGACTACCTTTCTAATCCAAAAGCTCCCGGTACTGAAGATAGACCATCTACTATTGAAGAACTAGGCACACCAAATGTAATTGGCTATGCTGACCCAGAGCTTGTTCCTGAGCACCTTAAGGGCTGGTTGGATCCTAAAGCACCAGGTAGCAATGTTCCAGCAAATAGACAGCACTGGACCAAGGAAGACCGTCTAGGGTGGGCTCAGGTCCGTAGACAGCAAGGGCCTCCAGGACAAGCACCTGCACCAACTCCTAAGCCAGTTAGTCGTCCAGCTCGCCTACCTGAGGATATGGAAGCAATTATGGTTGGTGGAAAGCTTATGGTAAGAAAAAAGTCAGCCCCAGAGACTGAAGAGTCACAGTAAATTAGAAAAGGAGCCTAGTAATGGCTAAGAAAAAGAAAATTGTAGCCGCAGGCCGCATCAAGAACCGAACTGAAATGGCTGCCGATCCAAGAGGTAGCGTTTTTGCTGGTGGTACTGAGCTTGATAAGAAGTACTTCCAGGACGTAGGTATTGCAAAAGGTAAGGACGCAATACGTACTCAGAGATCTGCTATAAAAATTATGGGTGATGGTGGAAAGATCGAAGACGGTTCATTAACCGAAACCGGTGCTCTACACAGAGAAGAACAGACACAGAAAAAAGCAGGTATTCAGTACGGCCCTACACATGTAGTACAAGACAGAGCTACAAATCCTCGTCGTATGGTAGATTACCGGCTATAGGTAACCACTTATAAAATAACCCTATCGCACTTATGTGTGGTAGGGTTATTTTACATGCTAAACAGAACCAAACGCCTGGTTCCCGCTATCGCGCTTCTTACAAGCTTGCTTGTATCGCTCCCGGTAGCCCAGAATCAGGCTAACGCTAATGTGAAAACTGAGATGTGCGAACGTGTAGTTCAAACATCTTCAAGGTCAGCTGCCCGCTTACCTTATGCATCATCCAAATATAACCAGGCAGTTGCCCGCCGAATTATGGCAAAAACCTATAATTGGTGTGGACAGCAATATGTATGCTTGGTTACTCTATGGAACCACGAAAGTGGTTGGAAAGTAAGCGCCCATAATCCATCGGGGGCCCACGGCATCCCCCAGGCTCTACCAGGCAGTAAAATGTCTAGTGCAGGAGCCAATTGGCAAACAAACCCCACAACACAAATTAATTGGGGATTGCGCTACATAAAGTCCCGGTATGGGTCTCCATGTAACGCGTGGGCATTCTGGACCTCTCATAGATGGTACTAGGATAAACGGCACAGGGCTTGTGGTGATCCTGCAAGTCCTGTGCTATTATTTTGTATAGCTAATCTTCTTAGACACCTAACCGCGCCTTGGAAGGGCTCTAAGAACAATTGAGAACTAGATACGTTACGGAAGGGCAGTAGCCCCTAGGCGTTCGATAACCTCTCCTAGTCTCGACACTTGAGCAGGTGTATAACATGCGCTTTGCCTGAGCAAGCAATAAAACTGCTCATCTTCCCGCTTAGCTCAATCGGCAGAGCGCCAAGCTGTTAACTTGGATGTTCCTGGTTCGAATCCAGGAGCGGGAGCTTAATAAGACAGTAGCTTTTTTATAGTTCATAATTATTCTAAATATATTTGCAAATAAAGTTTGTGGAATAAAAATAAAGGCAATTAAGCAAGATTTCTACTAATAATAGTAAGAGGATATAGATATGCCAAGAAGAATGACAGACTTTAACACGGGTACACGAGCTAGATACGACTACCAATTTGCTGGGTATCAAGGCAGTGGTGCAAGAAATGTATTTGCTCAGCTAGCACAGGTATTTAACACAGGTACTGCAGCAGAGCAAAGCGCTTCTTTACAGGCCCGTCATGCTTTACTTATGGGCGCTGTAAACAACTCTAATGAGCTTGCAAGACAGCAGGGCCTAAGTGATATAGAATTTTCTGATTATCAACGACGTGGTGAGCACGGAACTGCTCTAATGAATGAGCAGCAACAGTACTTAGATAGAGAACATCCACAGCTAGGGCAAGCAGTTAAAGGCCTAGATAAAAGTGGTGTGCCTATACAAGACCCAGTAGTTAGTCTTTCACTACAACAGGGTCCTGCACATGCGTGGTATGACAAGTTTAAGCCTGAACCAAAGCCAACTGGCTCTCCATTTAGAACTGTTCAAGGTAGTAAGTATGATCTTGGTAGCAAACAGTTTACACCTCCTAAAGCTTGGGGCGACCTTAAAGATACATACCTCGCAGCACATCGCGCTACCGGAGGTACAGATGACAATCTTCCTCCTTGGCTACGTGAGCCTGAGCCTGAGCATGAAGATCATGAAGATCATGAGGGTACAGCTTCTGCAGAAACAACGCCTCCTAAACCACCTACTCCTCCTGGCCCACCTGAGACTCCTAAGCCTCCTGCACATGCAGATTCTCTAGGTGGAAGAGGAGATGCCCCTGAAGCTCCTGCTGGTCCCATTGACCCTGTTCTTCAAAAAGGTGAAGATAGTGACCCACCTAAGGTAGTTACTGCTACAGATACCCACGATGCTGGCAGTATTTCTAATGACGACACAGATGAGCCTGAGAAGAGCTAGTTATGGCGAAAAATGAGCAATTTGATGAAGTAACCCCACCAAGTTCAGGTTCTGAAACTAGATTTACATCTACTACTCCAAACGCAACTTCTGGAAGAATCACCTCGGATCCTGCTGCGGATCAAGCAGATAACACGAAAAGAGCTTCTGGCACCCCAGGAGTTGCTGCTGTTATGCCTACTACAAGAACTTTGGAAACTTTAGGCTCTCCATTCATGACTGAGTATGGAACAATGCAAACCCCAGAGCAGTTGTCTGCAACACGCGCTGCAGAGCAGGAGCATTGGGATAACTACCTTGGTAAGCCTAACTATCTAGGCGAAGAAATAGATGATTCAGACAGTGGCTTAAAAGCTGCCCAAAAAAATCTAACAAACATTACAGGCTTCCTAGACACTCCCTCTTCTGAAAGAGGAGCAGCTTTTAGGGATGAAGACCTTGAGGGTGACTTTAGAGGCGCTGGTAGAAGCCGTATGGCTGGATATAGCGAAGTCAGTGGTGTACCAGCAGTTGAGCGTAAGTCGGGCAAAACTGGTAAGTTAGGTGAAGAACTGGGAGATGTTCACAGTTCTAGACTTCTTGCTATGTACAATGGGGCTAAACAAGCTGCACATGATCGGGTAAAACGTATTACCAGAACTCGTGCTGGATTAGCTAGCTTACAGCCTTTCTTTGATCTTCATAATGCGGTAGTAGCTGCAAAGGGAACTTGTAACCATGCAGCTTGTGATGAGCACAGGGCTTCTATTGCAAATCGTACTGGTAAGGGAAGTCAATTTACCCTAAAAGACTTTGCTGCTTTGCACCAGGATGATGACAGCATTAATACTGCTCTTGCTCACGCCAGATCTCAAGGTGAAGAACAAGCAGAACAGTCTTTCCCAGAATTTTCCCCAACTACTATGGAAGAATGGCGCAGTAGCCATCAGGCTCAGCATCTTGAGCGTTTGCACGATTTGGCACATGACATGTCTCAAGAAAATCCTTTGCAGTTGCCTCAAGAGGCATTTGGGGTGGATCGAGTGCGTCATGCTCTACGTATCCATGCTTTTATGGGTGAAGGTCGTATTGCGGAAAACTCACAAGGTCTTCAGGATCCAAAACTTCGTGGGCAAGTTTTAGGTCAGTATCAAGCAGATCTAAGTAAGTTTCCTACACTTTGGGATGATAAGGCTAGTAATGGCGTAATTGATCATACCCATAAAATTTGGGCGGGTACGGAAAAAGGCAGGTCACGACTCCACCAGTTAGTTGCTAACAAGATTCCTCAGCTTGAGGAAAAATACCCTGGTGGCGATGAAATGTCCGAGCGTAAAAAAGCCGCTGAGTACGATACTTACGCAACCGGAATGTCTAATTTGCAGGGAGCTTCACTACTTCCAAGACATGAATTACATAGTATTCTTGCAACTTTACACGAATACCACAGTTCAATTCAAGATGCTGAAAATGAGAGACTAGGTAGGAGAATTACTAGTGACGCTTCTTCAGAACTAAAATCAAGGGCTACACAGAAAAAAGTAGAAGAACTTGGTTATGGTCAGACTACTGACCAGGTTACGAGAGACGCTCAAGTAAAAGCTTTTGAGGCTCACGAAGCAGCTCACAGAGCAGAGTACGCCGACAGAGTAGATCGGGGATTAATTACTGACGGCCCAACTAAGGGTAAGAAGCAGTTAATGGCACGACATGGCACTTGCACAAACCCTGACTGTAATTCTACAAGAATTAGAATTGCTACTACCGGAAACCCATTAGTAGAAAACAAAACTAGAACAATTACTACTAAAAATGCTCGTGGAGCTAGAGTAACTAAGCAAGTACCTACGGCTGAAGGTTCAAGGTATTTGTTTGAGAACTGGTTGCAACATCATGGTAACGACCAGATTAATGTACCTAGCCCGCTAAACTCTCCAGAAACTAGGAGACGAGCTGCGTCAACTACACGACGGTCTGCACTTGATGCATCCGCAGCGTTTTTGCAGCAAGCGGATAGAATTGCCGCAGACAGTGGCACTATCAATCCTGCCTTGCTTCCTACTACAAGAGTTGGCATCTCAGATGCTGCTGTACGTTCGGGCTTAATTTCTCCAAGTGGAACTGGCGGTATTCCTGTAGGTGCTTCTAGACGTCGCTTACCTAGAGGTGAACGACCTCTAAACGTTGGAGAAGGTATTAGTAGCCAACACGTAGATAAGTATGTAGCTTTGCCGGAAGATGCTAGAAAACAGTTTGCTAGACTTCCTAAGCACTTCCATGGACACTTCTTGGCACAACACGATGCTCACGTAGCGCTTCAACTCTCAGCGGCTCAAGCAGCTGCTAAAGCGGGCATAGAGTACAAGCCAGCGCCATTTATTTATCAACCACCAGGTACTGAAAAGGTTGAACCTACTACCCCACGCCCATCTGAATCGTAGTTAATTATGTCCAGAAGTTTTAAAGACTTCCAAGATGCTAATCACGATAAGGTGAAAAGCAAGCGCAAAAACTTGCGGCATAATGGTCGAGAAGCGTATAAATACTTCTCAGGCTCTTATGAGGACGAAGACAGTGGCTACGAGTGGACTCCAAAGAGTAATGAGAAATCATCTGTTTTTAGGTACAAAACCCCTGGTCGTGGGGTGCAAGGAGAGCATCAGAATTAATGCTTACTAAAACTAATCAATTTCCCGGTAAATGCGTTTACTGCAAGGGTTTAGTTCCTGCTCGTGAGGGGGTACTTCAGGGTCGTAAAAAATCAGGTAAGGGCTGGGACGTAGCTCATACACACGATTGTTTATCTAATCCAGAAACTCTAAGTAATGAGCCACCAAGTGATTTTGGGGACTGGCGTACACCTGCTACGGATGGCGATATAGATAAGGATTACCATGGCTAATACAAAACATAATAAAGATTCATACATATTAGGCCCTTACAAGGGTAGTGAAGCTAACGGTGGGCGCCCAATTTATGTGAAGAAATACAAGGGAAAAGATGGAAAGTGGCATACCACTTCTATCAATAAAGCCCGTGTAGAGTACGAAAAAGATCACGGAAAAGTCGGAAAAGGCAAAGAAGTAGATCATAAAGATAATAATCATAACAATGACAGCAAGTCTAATCTTAGGGTATTATCAAAGAGTCAGAACGTCGCTAAAGAAGATCGACGTAGAGCCCACAAAAAGAAGTAGGAAATTATGAAGGAAAAAGTACTAAGATTTTTAGCTAAGCACCCGCTAGGTACAGCAATTAAGGTTGGCCTCGGATCAGCTTTGGTTTTTATTGTTGATAATATCTCCTCTTTTAACCTAAACCCAACATCGTCAACGATTGTCATTGCAGCAGTTACTATAGTTATTAATGCTATTAACCCTCACGATACTCGATACGGAACATCTACAGGAGAATAACTAATGAGTGGAGCATGGACTCGTAAAGAGGGGCAAAACCCTAAGGGTGGCCTAAATGCTAAGGGACGTGCCTCTGCTAAAAAAGAGGGCCACAACCTTAAGCCCCCTGTAAAAAAGGCAGAAGCAGCTAAGTCTGAAAAATCTGCGGCAAGGCGTAAGTCTTTTTGCTGTAGAATGTGTGGTATGAAGAAGAAGAATACTTCTTCAAAGACCGCTAAAGACCCTAATAGCCGTATCAACAAGTCGCTACGGGCTTGGGACTGTAACTGTAGTTAGGCAAAATAATGGCTGAAAAAAAGGTTTGGGATACTCCCAATCCAAAGAAAAAAAGTAAATTGCTAAGTCCTGCAAAAAAAGCTGCTGCTAAAGCTGCTGCTCACGCTGCTGGACGTAAATATCCTAATCTTGTAGATAATATGAACGCTGCTAAAAAGAAAAAAGGCAAATAATGAGCGATTTACCAAAAGAACTTAGCGAATTGCTAGGCGATGTAACAGTCTTTTATTTCCGTGTACACGGATACCATTGGAACGTTGAGGGCGAAGATTTTGCCCAATATCACGAATTATTTGAAACTATCTACGAAGATGTGTATAGTAGTATAGATCCAATCGCGGAAAATATTCGTAAGTTAGACGAGTATGCTCCGTTTAAATTAGATACACTCATAAAGTTGGCCTCGTTGAAAGATAGCAAGGTCCCAACCAAGCCAGTAGCCATGGCAAAAGATTTGCTAACGGCTAATGGGGAGGTACTAGAAAAACTAAAAAACGTTTTTCACACCGCAAATGATGCTGACGAGCAAGGGATTGCTAATTTCATTGCGGAACGGATTGACATGCATCAGAAATGGGCATGGCAATTGAAGGCCAGCACTAAATAACCCTCTAGAGAAAAAGGTAATTTTCATATGTCATTAAATCTTGACGCCGGTGCGTTTGTCGTAACCGGAACTATTTCTACCCCAAGCGCGGGCGCAAAGTCCACCTTGGTGTACACAGCCCCTTGCGATCTTGATATCGCAGGTGTCCAGCTTTACGCAGGCACTGTTAGCGCTGGTGCGTCTACTGTTAACATTAAGGTAACGCCTCCAACTGCTGCTCCACTATACGCACGCACATACAACTACAACTACGCAACTGCTAAGAATGTACAGGTTGTTTCTGTAGCAACTGACGGTTCAGTTCTAACCTTCACAACTGCTACTGCACACAGCCTAAGCACTGGCGACGTTGTTTCTGTCACTGGTTCTACGCTTCCTGCTTGGAACTTGAAGGATGCAGTTGTTGCATCTGCTACTTCTGGTACAACAACTTTCACAGTTGCTTACCCAGAGGTTACAGGCTCTGATACTCACGTAACTGGTATTAGCGGCATTGTGTCAGGAAACTCCGTTGCACAGGTTATCATTGGTACCGATAAGGTTACATTTACCACTGACAACCTTCACGGCCTAAAGACTGGCGATAAGGTGACTGTAACCGGCGTTGGTGGCGTTTCAGCCGCTAACGTTACTGCATCTGCAGTAACAGTTACTGGCTCAAAGTCATTCTCGGTATCTGTACCAGGTATAACAGGAAGCGTTACGGCAGCTGCTGTAACTATTAAGGCAACTGTTGTGTCTAATAGCACTAACCCAATTGTTGTTACAAAGGGTCAGGTAGTAAACGCTGTTCAGCTTGTAACTGATGATGTTGATTACAACCGTGCTGCTAACTACGCACAGGGTACCTCATACTACGCATACATCTCGGATCTAGTACTACCTGCTAGCGCTCGTGGTGCACAGTTCGGTGCTGCAACCAACCTTGGCAATGCAGATGGCCGTGTTTCAGGTCGAATCCCTGCTGGCTCTCTTGTAGAGCTTGAAGTTCAGGTTCGTGGAACAACGACCACCAGCCTTGCAGATCTTGCATTCGGTGTAGAGTTCAAGAAGAAGTAATCTCGCTTAACCCACAAGAAGCCCTACCTAAGCGCTATAATGCTTGGGTAGGGCTTCTTTATTTAGAATTAAGGAAATAGATATGATTAAGTGCTTTAGCTGTGAGCTTGACGCAGATTTTGTTTTAGAAGTAGCTTGGGGGTTGCCTCAGTACTTCTGCAAGGGTTGCGTACCAGAATCAGTAAAAATACAATTTGGACCAGAACACTTAAAGGCAGTAGTCAAAGAACCCACTGTAGAAGCAGTGGCTGAGACAGTAGCTGAAGAACTCGTTGTAGAGGCAGTAGCTGAAGAAGTTCCAGCACCCGCTCCTAAGAAAAAGAAGAGCACAGTAGCCGTTGAAGAGCCTGTAGTGGAAGATGAAGAGCAGGTAGCTGCTAATGTCTCGGATAACTAGGATTCAAACTAAGCAAGGCCACCCTATTCCAAATAGCACTATGCAGGTTGGTCCCTTTCCCCCTGAACTATATCGTTCTTACCCTGTAGTAGAAAACTACGAACAAATTAGTGGTAATGGTGGCCCCGAAATTCCTGAGGGCGGTACTGCTCAAAATGGTTTTAAACCTCTAAAATGGTTTAAGTGTCGTTTGTGCGAAGGCTACGTAAATGAAAGAGAACTTTCAGAGCATGTGTGCCCAGAGGACACTAACCAGTATAATGAAGAATATTAAATATTAACGTTAGCTTAAAATACTTTAGGAGAATAAATGCCTAGTTTTGAAGTTCCACCTGTTGGGAGTAAAGCAGCGTATTTAAGGAAGCCTGGCGACCCCAGATTCTATCCTGAAGGTGCAAAGTACCATAAAGATAGGTCGTCTAAACAGTTTATTAACACAAGAAATGCTAAAGCTGTTAGGTATGGCTATGACCCTAAGGATCAAGCTTTTGCTGCCGATAAAGGCTTAGTTATTAGGTATCCAAACTCTAACTCTTTTGATGAAGCCCGAGAAGTATTTGATATTTTAGATCAAGTTGATAGAGAATCTTTTGGCGCTCAACGCCCAAAAAATCCAAATTTTGATCAAGATGTTCCTCCTGGGTACCAGTATGAAAATCTTTCTCCTATGCCTATTGATACTCTTGGGGGAAGAGGCGGAGGTAAGTACGCAGACACCGGTGTTCCTGTACCAAGAAACGCAGCAGATTTTGCAATTGCAGATCAATATGTTCAGAACCCTACTACCTCCGAAGATGTAAACAGACCTAGAACAGTGGCCGCTGCTTACGAACCAGATGAGCATAAGCTAACAGTTGTATTTAGAGATAATACTTACTATAATTATTATGAGGTAACAAAAGATGAGTGGAAAGATTTTAAGGAGTCTTACTCTAAGGGTAAGTATATAGCCGACTACTTAAACTCTAAGCCTCGTGGCGTAGCAGACATGAGTGAAGTTCCTGCGGAAATCTTAACCCATGCATTTGCTAGTTCAAGACTTGAGCAAATCTCAAGACTTACTAAGCCTCACTCACATAAGGGAGTCTCTCAAAAAGTACAGACTTGGTCTCCTGCGCCAAAGAGAAGGTTTAGTAAATCAAATGGTTACAAGTCACCTCTAAAGCCAAGAGGAGTTAATGCAAAAAAGCCTGTTACACCGAGAACAACATCAAAAACCGCTGCACAAATTGCTGCAGCACAACGAGCAAAAGGTCGGAGAGGTCTATATGGCGGCAACTGAGCCAAAAGAATTTCGCAATTATTACTGGCACGTATTAACTTACGGAGCTAAGCCCAAGATTTTTGTAGAAAAAGCTGAGACACAAGAAATTGATGGCGACTATAGATTTGGGTCTGGTTGGGCTATTAGAATGCCTTTTACCAAAAAAGCCATTGTCATTGGTAAGTGGGTTAATAGCTTTAGTGAAAGCGAAGCATTAACTTATGCTATTAGAGGTAGATCTATGGCATCTGATGAGGTAGATTGGAAACGTATTAGATTTGGGGCGGAAGATGTTGAAACGGAACAAGCACACTAAAGAAGAGCAAGAAAAGACAAAACTTGAGCAGAGGGTGTCCAAAATGGCTACCCAAGACTTAACTCAATGGGTAGACCAAGCACTATACAGCATTGGCAAAAATCTTACACAGTGGTCTAGAACACAAGATAATGCTTTTCTACAAGAGAGTCATATGGGCGCCGAAGCCCTTTTGGCTGTGGTAAACGAACTAAGTAGAAGGCATAATGACTAACCCAGAAGAAGAATTTGATTCACTATACGCCCCTGGCGCAGAAGAGCTATATGAAGAAGTTGAAGAAACTGGCGTAGAGCTTGATGAGCTTTCCAAAGAGTTTGTTCAGCAATTAATAGATAAAATAATGTTGTTTATGGGCGCGCTTATTGGGTACGATCTACATTCCTACCAAGAGCCCCTAGCAAGAAGAATTATTGAATCTCTCATTATTAATGATGGTGAGCAGATTACGGCACTTGCAGCTCGTCAGTCCGGCAAATCAGAAACTATTGCTAATACAGTGGCTAGCCTTATGGTTATCCTACCCAGACTAGCTAAAATTTACCCTGATCTGCTAGGAAAGTTTGGCGACGGTTTATGGGTGGGACTATTTGCCCCGATTCAGTCTCAGGCAGAAACTTTGTTTAGTCGCCTAGTTAGTCGCCTAACTAGTGAAAGAGCTTTGGAAATCCTAAATGATGTTGAGATTGATGACCAGTTAGGTAAGAATCCTGGGGTAACCAGAAACATCAAGCTTAAGAACAGTGGCTCTATTGCAATGATGATGACCGCTAACCCAAGAGCCAAGATTGAGTCTAAGTCGTTCCACTTAATGATTATTGACGAGTGTCAGGAAGCAGATGACTTCGTAGTTGCTAAGTCAATCTCTCCTATGGGTGCGTACTACAACGCCACTATGGTTAAGACTGGTACCCCAACAACTTCCAAAAATAATTTTTACAAAGCTATTCAGCTAAATAAGAGACGACAAACTGGCCGGGCATCAAAGAAAAACCACTTCCAATGGGACTGGAAAGACGTAGCAAGAATTAACCCTGACTACGAAAAGTTCATCAAAAAAGAAATGCTTCGTATCGGCGAAGACGCTGACGAGTTCCAAATGTCTTACAACTGTAAATGGTTGCTAGAACGAGGCATGTTTATTACCTCTAATGTCATGGATGAAATTGGCGATACTAGTATGCAATTGGTTAAGTCACACCACACTTCCCCAGTAATTGTTGGAGTAGATCCCGCTCGTAAGATGGACAGCACAGTAGTTACGGTTGTATGGGTTGACTGGGATCGCCCTGATGAACTTGGTCATTATGACCATAGAATCTTGAACTGGCTTGAGATCCAAGGAGATGACTGGGAGGAACAATACTTCCAGATTAAAAACTTTTTGGGTGCTTACGACGTGCTAGCTATTGGCGTAGATGCTAATGGTGTTGGTGACGCAGTTGCTCAGCGTCTAAAACTATTATTACCACGGGCTCAAATTGTTCCTCTAAGCAGTAGTCCATCTGAGCAGACAGGTAGGTTTAAGCACCTACAGACTCTTATCCAAAGAAATAAACTCTCGTGGCCTGCTCACGCTAAGACAAGAAATTTGCGAATCTGG